CAGGCGCAGTCGGGTCGGCGTCCGCCAGGACACCGTAGGGCTTCCAGAAGATGAGATACGACAGGGCGGGCATGGCCGCCATTATAACATGGGTGGCTGCCCTTGAGACTGGACAGGATTCATGGGATTTACAGGATTGTGGCATTTTGGGGTCTTGACAAGAACGGATGTTCGGGTGTATACTGAAAGTGACGAATGAATCACGCTTAGCGAATCGCGGCCCATCCGCACGTCCATGTGGGTGGGTTTGGTTTGCCCTCGGACAGGAGAAGCTATGCGCACCAGCGAGCCAAGAGGGTGGGTCAAGGGGCAATCGGGGCATCCGAAGGGCCGGCGCATCCGCGCAAAGGGCTGGGCCGACCTGCTCCGGCGCATCGGTCACGAGCAGGTCAGCTTCGATGATGACGGGGAAGTCATGATTCTGAGTCGCGAGGAACGGCTGGCCCGCACCCTCTGGACTCGCGCGCTGGACGGCGACCTGAAGGCCGCGCAGATGCTCCTGGCCGCCGCGCGCGAGCAGGCCGCCCGCTGCACGGCCACCGTGAGCCTGACGCTGGAGGACCTCGCCGGTTCGCAGGCGGCTCGCGCCTCAGAAAGCCTGGCCGATGCGGACGACGAATAGGGCCACGCAGCGGGCCGCTGGACGCAAGATGAACCGCCTGCAGGCCGAGTATGAGGCGTGCAACAAGTCGTTCACCTACTGGCTGGACCGTTACGGCACGCTCTACGACGCGACCGCGCGCGGCTGGACGCGCTTCCGCCTGTGGTCGAGCCAGGCGGAGGTGGCGGACTCGCTGGCGCGCGAGCGCCTGGTCATCATCCTCAAGGCGCGGCAGCTTGGCATGACCTGGTTGGTGGTGGGCCGGGCGCTCTGGCTGATGCTCTTTCGCCCCGCGGCGACGGTGCTGCTCTTCTCGCAGCGGGACGACGAGGCCGTGCATCTGCTCGGTTTCCGGCTGGCGGGCATGTACGAACGGCTGCCCGCGTGGCAGCACGTCCGGTCGGTCAGCGTGCGCAACGCGCACGAATTCCGGCTGTCCAACGGGTCCGCGGCGCTCGCGTTCCCGACGACCGGAGGCCGCAGCTATACGGCCACGCTCGCGATCGTGGACGAGGCCGACCACGTGGGCGGGTCAGCCGGCGGCGACAGCCTGGATGCGCTGCTCGATGCGGTCAAGCCGACGGTCGACGGCGGCGGCTCGCTCGTGCTGCTCTCGACCGTGGATAAGGACCGGCCGCAGTCCGCGTTCAAGCGCATCTACCGGGCCGCGCGGCAGGGCGAGAGCGGCTGGCACGCCATATTCCTGCCGTGGTCGGCGCGTCCCGAGCGTGACCCTGCGTGGTATGCCGCGCAGCGGCAGGACATCCTGGCCCGCACGGGCACGCTGGACTCGCTGTACCAGGAATATCCGGCCAATGACGTGGAGGCGCTCGCGGGCCGGACGCGTGACCGGCGTTTCGCCGCGGAATGGCTCGCGCGGGCGGACGATACGGCGGTTGAAAGTTGCAGGTTACAGGTTGAAGGTGAGGGTCACAACCTGCAACTTTCAACCTCGCAACTTTCGAACATGCCCGGTCTGTCCGTCTGGGAGGAACCGCAGGAGGGACGATGGTATGTCATCGGCGCAGACCCGGCGGAGGGCAACCCGCGCTCGGACGAGAGCGCCGCGTGCGTGCTCGACGCGGCGACGGGCGACCAGGTTGCGGTGCTCGCCGGGCAGTTCGAACCCGCGGTGTTTGCCGCCTATCTCGCGGCCCTCCGCCAATGGTACGGCGCGGGGCTGCTCGTGGAGCGCAACAACCACGGTCATGCGGTCCTGCTGTGGCTGGCCGAGCACGGCGAGGGCGATGTGCTGCGCGGTCGCGACGGCCGGCCCGGCTGGCTGTCCAGCGGGCAGGGCAAGCCGCTGGCATACGACGCGGCCGCCGAGGTGCTGCGCGACGGCTGTCCCCGCGTCCGCGACCGCGAGACGCTGCGCCAGCTCATGGAGGTGCGCGGGACGACGCTGGCCGCGGGCAGCGGCGACCACGATGACCGGGCGACCGCGTGGGTGCTGGCGCAGGCCGCCGCGCGTTACTGTGCGCCCTCGGAGGCCGTCGCCAGCGTCATCCTCCCGCCGGAGCGCGTGGCGGACGAACGGGAGACCGCGGGGTGGTGAATGCAGTACACAAGAAAGGAGGTCAATCCATGCCACAGAACCGCACGATCGCGTGGCGGCGACAACGGCTGACTGGCTGGCTGGCGGAGCGGCTGGCAGCCCTCGCGCAGGTCACGGCGGAGCCGGTCGGCGCGCTGCACGATGGGCTGGTCGGGTTCAGCGCCGGGTCGCAGCTCGACAAGCCGTGGGATGAGCTGCGCCAGGAGTTCGACGACGCGCGGGCTGCGTGGCGTCACAACGCGCTGGCCCGCCGCCTGGTGTCCATCGTGACCGCGTACGTGGTGGGCGAGGGCATCACGCTCGGCGCGGACGACCCGGCGCTGGCCGATTTCGCCGCCCGCTTCTGGAGCGACCCGCAAAACCGGCTCGAACTGCGCCAGTACCAGTGGTGCGATGAACTGACCCGCGCGGGCGAGCTGTTCATCACGCTTCACCTGAACCGGGCCGACGGCATGAGCTATGTGCGCGCGCTGCCCGCCAGCGCGGTGGACCGGGTCGAGACGCAGCCCGGCGACTACGAGACGGAACTCGCGTGCCACGAGGCAGTCGGGCCGGAGGACCCGGATTACGGTCAGGGCGGGCGCTGGTGGCGCAGCCCCGACCATCCGGAGGCGGATGTCCCGCGGGAGGATGGCCGGTATGCGCCGGTGTGCCTGCACTTCGCGGTCAACCGGCCCGTCGGCTGCGTGCGCGGGGAGAGCGACCTGGCGCCGGTGCTGCCGTGGGTGCGGCGCTACAGCCGGTGGTTGGAGGACCGGCTGCGGCTCAACGCGGCGGTGCGTGCGTTCCTCTGGGTCGTGCGCGTGCCGGGCCGCGCGGTGCCCGCCAAGCGGGCCGAGTACCGCCGCGCGCCGGAGCCCGGCTCGGTCCTGGTCGTGGATCGCGATAACGAAGAATGGCAAGCCGTTACGCCGAACCTGCACGCGGCGGACGCGGCCGCGGACGGCCGGGCGATGCGCTGGATGATCGTCGCGGGTGGGCCGGGCACGAGCCTCGTGGACATCGGTGAGGCGGAGGAGGCGAACCTCGCGACGGCCCGCGCGATGGGCGAACAGCGCACGCGCTTCATGGCCGCACGGCAGGCGTACTTCGGCTACGTGCTGGGCAGCGTCGTGCTGGCTGCGTACAACCGGGCGGCCCGGCTGGGGCTGGTGGCTGGGCCGGAGCAACCCCTGAGCGCGCTGCGCATCGCGCTGCCGGATATCGCGCCGGAGGACAACGCCGCGCTGGCGCAGTCTGCGGAGTCGCTGGCCCGCGCGCTCAGCCTCATCGAGCGGACTGCGCCTGCCGGTGAGACGCAGAGCGCATGGCGGCGGCTGGCGCTGCGCCTGGTGCTTAAGTTCGCGGGCGAGCCGGTCAGCGAGGGGGAGTTGGCGGCGGCGGGCTGACGAGTGATGAGTAACGAGTAACAAGTAACAAGTAAGCAATGAGGAGGAGCCAACGTGCATTACGTGAACAAGTGGTTGGGGGCTGTGGCGGCGGTGCTGCTGGGAGCGCTGCTCGTGGCTGCGTGCATGCCGGCCGCAGACTCGCCCGGCATGACCGTGCAGGGCACGACGAACTTCGACGATCTGGCGGTCAACGCCCTGGCAGTTGCAGGTAATCTGGCCGTGGCCGGCGCGCTGACCGGGGGCGGCGGGCCGGTGAGCCTGGGCGCCGCGGAGGTCAGCCTGGGCGATGTGGCTCTCGCGGGCAATGGCACACAGATCAGCGTGCGCGACGCGGAACAGGTGGTCGAACTGGGCAACACGGATGCGGGCATCGCACTGCGCATCGACGCGGCCGCGAGCCGGATGGTAGCGAGCGAGCTCGTGCTCACGGCCCGCCGCGATGTTGTGGCCGGGGCTGAGGACTGTCTCTTGACCGGCGCAGACACGCTGGCGTTCGTCCACAACGGCGGCGCGACCTCTGCGGTCACGTGCAGCCTGCCCGCGGCGGCCGCGGGGCGGAACTTCTGCTTCTATGTCGCGGCCGCGCAATCGCTGTACGTGGACCCGGCAGCCGGCGACCAGATTGCCGGGCTGACCAACGCAGCGGGCGACCGCATCGCGACGAACACGCCCGGCCACTCCATCTGCCTGGTCGCACTCGACAACACGACCTGGGCCGCGTACGCCACCACGGGCACATGGGCGGATGCAGATTAGGTTGGAGGTTGAAAGGTTGCAGGTTACAGGTTAGAGAGGGACAGTGTGCAAGCTGAGAATCTCGCACTCACAGGTCCTCCACGGACGAACCTGCAACTTGCAACCTATGAACCTGAAACTCGCAGAGGGAGGTGACATGGGTGCGACGTATCGCGTAATCCTGATCCGGCCCGGGGTGTGGCAGGGAAAGGGCCTGCACTGCCCGGCAGAGGTGCTGCGGCGGAACGTGGCGAAGTTCGAGGGGCTGGCGAGCTTCCTCAATCCGCTGCCGCCCGTGCCGGGCCAGCATGGCTACCCCATGCTGGAGCGGCTGGCCGGCATGGTCGAGCACGCGGCATGGGATGAGGGGCTGCACGCGATCGTGGCGGATTACCGGCTGGCCGACACGGACGCAGCGCGCACCGTGGGCCGGCTGATCGACGGGGGGCTGGCGGCACGGGCCGCGGGCCGGGCCGCACCGGACATCGGACTGAGCGCGGTCCCGTGGGTGCGGCTGGGTCCGGCGGGACCGGACGGCCTGCGGGAGGTGCTCGATATCGTGAAGGTGGACCAGGTGGATGCGGTGTATCGGCCCGCCGCGGGCGGGGCGTTCACCGCCAGGCTCACAGACTCAAGGGAGGGGGACAACATGGCACACGGGGAAACGCAGTTTGCGGCCGGCACGGTGCCGGAAGACGCTGGTATCGTCCATCGGGTCGCGGCGATCCAACGGGTCGCGCTGACGAGCCACGACAGCTTCGAAGGGATGCAACAGCCTGCGGCCGCAGCCGCCGCGGATGCGCAGTCGGCCGCGCTGGTGGAGGCGCTGCGCGGGAGCCTGCTGGAGACGCGGCTGGCTGCCAGCGGGCTGCCCGGCCCGTTCCAGGCGCTCGTGCGCAGCGGCCTGCCCGTGGAGTGGACGGCCGCAGACCTCGATGCCCGCATCCGGCAGGTGCGCGCGGCCTGGGCCGCAGAAGAAGGCCGCCATGCCGTCCAGGGCACGCGGCCGCTGGCCGGGGAGAATCGCATCACGGGCATGGCGAGCGGGCTGGACCACGTCGCGGAGGCGCTGGCCGCGCTGGTCGAGGGGCGCAGCCCGCGGCAGGGCGTGGCCCGGCTGTCGGGCATCCGCGAGGCCTACCTGCTGCTCAGCGGTGACCGCGAGATGACCGGGCAGTTCCAGGCCGAACAGGTGACGCTGGCGAATGTCAACAGCACCACCATGTCCAACCTCGTGGCGGATGTGCTCAACAAGGCCATCACCCGCGAGTTTCAGCAGTACCCGCGCTGGTGGGAGGGGTTCGTCACGAAGGAGAACTTCAGCTCGCTCCAGGATATCAAGTGGGTGCTGCTGGGCGGCGTCGGCGAGCTGCCCGCGGTCAACGAGGGTGCGGCCTACACCGAACTGACGTGGGACGACGCGGCTGAGACCGCGAGCTGGCAGAAGCGCGGCGGCTACCTGGGCCTCACGCTGGAGGCCATCGACAAGGATGACACCGCGCGGCTGCGGAGTGCGCCGCGCGCGCTGGCGCAGGCCGCATGGCTCACGCTGGGCAAGACCATCGCGGCCATCTTCACGGCCAATGCGGGCGTCGGGCCGAACATGAGCGACGGCAAGGCGCTCTTCCATGCGGACCATGACAACCTGGGCACGGCCGCGCTCGACGCGACGAGCTGGGGTGCCGCCAAGCTGGCGATGCGCCAGCAGACGGAACTGCACAGCGGCGAGCGGTTGGGATGGCTGACCACGCCCCGGTTCCTGCTCGTGCCGCCGGAACTGGAAAACACCGCGCTGACCCTGCTCGCCAGCGAGAACCTGCCCGGCACCGCAAACAACGACATCAACCCGGAGGCGGAGGGCAGCACGCGCGACGCGCGCCTGGACGCGGCCCGGCGGCGCATCGTGGTGGTCGACCTGTGGACCGATACGAACAACTGGGCCGCGGTGGCCGATCCCCGGCTTTACCCGACCATCGGAA